CTGACCGAACAGGTACCGGGCGATGACTGACGACATCGACGCCCTCGCCGGCTGGGTAGAGCCACTGCTGCGAAAGATGGACCCGGCCGAGCGCCGCAAGCTGATGAAAACCATTTCCCGGGATCTCCGGAAAGAGAACCAGGAACGAATGAAAGCCCAGGAAGGGCCCAATGGTGAAAAATGGGACCCGAGAAAGAAAAGGAACCTGCGCGGTAAACGCGGCCAGATTCGCAAAAAGGCCATGTTTACCAAGTTGAGGACAGCGAAGTACCTCAAGATCAGAACCAGCCCGGATTCCGCTGGATTGGCCTTTGCCGGACCAGCAGCCCGAATCGCCGTGATCCACCACTACGGCCTTCGAGCTAAGGTGGACAAAAACGGCCCGATCTATGATTACCCTTCACGCCGACTGATTGGCTTTGGTCGGGGCGATCTGGAGCTCATCGCCGATCGCGTCCTGGAACACATACAGCCCTAAGCCCTACTTTTTGTTCCGCTGGCCGTTACAACGTCAACGGCTTCTTATTGTTGGGTCCAAAAATACAAACTGGCCCCATGAACACTCTCGCTGAAGCCTTCCGCCTGATCAACAACATTGTCCGAATCGGCCAAGTGGCCGAAGTCGATGTTTCGCGCGCGCGTGCCCGCGTCCAGGCTGGCGACAACCTGACAGGCTGGCAGCCTTGGGTATCTGCAAGAACCGGTACCAGTTTGGAATGGGATCCACCCACCGTTGGAGAACAAGTAGTTCTGCTCTCGCCGTCTGGCGACCTGGCCCAGGCAATCATTGTGACCGGGCTATACAAGCAGAACGCACCCTCCGACAGCGCCGATGAGCACAAGCGGGTGTACCCGGACGGGGCCAGCATCACCTACGACCATGTGAAGAAAGAGCTGGTCGCCAGCTTTCCCGGAAAGGTGAACATCAACATAACCGGCGACGCCACAGTCAACGTCGGCGGAAACGCCACCACAGCGGTGGCCGGAACCTGCAAAGTCAACGCTCTGAAGATTCATCACAACAACGGCAATCCCGTTGTCACTACGGGCCACATCTGCCATTTCACCGGCCTTCCGCATGGTGACGGGTCCAGCACAGTAACAGCGGGGAAATAGCCATGGCCCTAAGCAAGAGTCAGCTGAAAACCCGGATCATCAATGAAATGAAAGCTCAGGGCGCTAACGAAACAGGCCCCTTCAGCTGGGTTGAGAAAATGGCCGAGGCCATTTCCAACGCCGTGGTGGATGAGATTCAAGCGAACGCGCAAGTGCCAGTAACAGGCGGCTCCAGTGCCGGTACCTATAAGGTCGAATGATGGGAATGAATGCAGAGACGGGCCGTTACCTGTCCGGAACAGCGCATATCAGTCAGAGCATCGGTACCATTTTGGCAACACCGTTGGGATCTCGCGTTATGCGCCGGGATTTCGGTTCGTTGATCCCTGAGCTGATTGATAAGCCCCTGAATCGTGCCACCGTGCTCAGGCTTTACAGCGCGGCCGTTGTTGCCATTCAACAGTGGGAACCACGGGTTCGCGTTGGCAACGTCAACCGAACTATGGGTGAAGACGGCCGCTTTACCCTTGAGATTTCACTGACCAGGACTGACACCGGTGAATCCGCTCAGATCCGCGTGCCGGTAGGGGGTGCCTAGTGAGCGGACCCATTGATCTGTCCAGACTTCCCAAGCCTAATGTCATCGAGGAGCTGGATTACGAAACCATCCTGGAACAACGGAAACAGAAACTGCTTTCCCTGGTACCTGAAGATCGGCGCCAGGAGGTGGAGGAAACGCTCGCCCTGGAATCCGAACCACTCACCATTCAGTTGCAGGAGAATGCCTACCGGGAGCTGGTGTGGCGTAAGCGGGTAAACGAAGCGGCAGTGGCCAACATGCTGGCCTTTGCCGAGGACGAAGACCTGGACAACCTGGTTTCCAACTTCGAAACCGAACGCCTGATGGTTGATCCCGGCGATCCGAACGCCATACCGCCGGTACCACCAACCTACGAATCCAACGAAAGCCTGCGGCTGCGATCTCAGCAGTCATGGGAAGGCCTCAGCGTTGCTGGCCCCACGAAGGCTTACGAATTCCATGCCCTGTCTGCCGATGGCCGGGTTTCCGATGCAAGGGCAATAAGCCCAACGCCGGCTTATGTCGAAGTCACCCTGCTCTCCACCGAGGGCGATGGTACAGCTAGCCAGGAGATCATCGACAACGTCGACGCTGCTTTGTCTGCTGAAGACATTCGCCCGGTTGGCGATCGCTTGACCGTTCAGTCAGCCACCATCGTCAACTACCAGGTGGACGCCACCCTTTACGTTTACCCGGGCCCGGAACAGGAACCGATCCTGCAAGCCGCTCAGGATTCACTGGAAAAGTACATCAGCGCACAGCGCCGTATTGGCAGGGACATACGCATCTCTGCCCTACACGCAGCACTACACGTTGAAGGTGTACAGCGAGTAGAGCTTGCCTCACCAGTGGCGGACGTGGTCCTAGACGAAACCGAAGCGGCCAACTGCACCAACCTCAGCGTTGTGATTGGTGGTTCCGATGAGTGAGGACCGCACGCCGCTGCTACCCAGCAACGCCACGCCATTGGAGCGAGCGGCGGCTGAGGCTCTGGCAGAAATTCAGCGCGTACCGGTTCCGCTACGCACCCTATGGAATCCACAAACCTGTCCAGCCAGTTTCCTACCGTATTTGGCATGGGCATTCAGCGTGGACCGATGGGACCCGGCCTGGACCGAAGAGGCAAAGCGCGAGGTTATCGCGTCCAGCTTTTACCTTCACAAAAAGAAGGGAACCATCAGCGCCCTTCGAAGAGTCATTGAGCCCTTCGGTTTCGTGCTGAATATCAGCGAATGGTGGCAGATGGATCCCGAGGGCGAGCCTGGCACTTTTGCCATGGACATCAGCCTTGAAGATGAAGGCATCACAGAGTCCACCTTCGAAGAGATGGAGCGACTGATCGCCGACGCAAAGCCTGTAAGTCGTCATCTGGTCGGTTTGGCGATAAAGCTTAACGTCGGCGGCAAAGTGCACATTGGTGCCCAGGAATATTCTGGCGATGAACTAACGGTTTACCCATTACCTCCCGGCCCACTGGAAGTGAGCGGAAACAACCACATCGGAACCGGACAATACATAATCGATACAGTGAGCGTTAACCATGGCTGATTATTACGTTATCCCCACGAACATTGGCGAAGCCAAAATGGCGAACGCATTGGCTTTAGGAATTCCCCTAGCCATTACTGAAATGGCGGTTGGGGATGGCGAGGGAGCGGGAGCTCAAGGCACGCCAATACCGAACCCTAATGCCACAGCGCTGGTTTCAGAAAGACGTCGAGCACCGTTGAACTCATTTTCCGTGGATCCGGAGAATTCAAACGTCTTAATTGCTGAGCAGGTAATTCCTGAATCTGAAGGCGGATGGTGGATTCGAGAGATGGGTCTGTTCGACGAGGACGGGGATCTTATTTTTCTATGTAACACCCCTCCGACATACAAACCTCAAGTGGCCGAGGGAAGTGGCAGGACTCAAGTGGTTCGTATGGCCTCAATCGTTTCAGACACGGCTGCCGTAACATTGAAGGTCGACCCTTCGGTAGTACTGGCGACACGTGAATATGTGAGTCAACTCCTCGTTGCCCATAACAACGAATTTCACAGAATCAAAGATCTACCCGGTAACGATTTCAACCTAGCTACAGAGTCTGGCCGATACCTGGCGTTTGGAGATGACGCTGGAGTCCTTTCTTCAGCAAATGCCCCCGCAGGTAGTGGAAATGTCAGACTCATTCTTTATGTCGATGCCGGCGACCAGGTTATAACTCAAACTGCAGTTTCAGGTCGAGCTGATGGCAGTTTTATGTACCATAGATCTTCACAGGTTAGTAACGGGGATTATGAAGCAGCATTAACCGGTGCCGAATGGGTCGGAGCTCCGCGTCTTAACAAACCCAACGTCTTTCAAGATTCGGTTGGCGAGGCACGCAGCTTGATTGATATCGAGCATAACGCCGATGGATCGGGATCAGGTAACAATCAGACTTACGGGCTCGATGTCCACAACAACCCCGGTGCTAGATCGGGAATCGTTGGACACCAATATAGTAACGTTGGGCCTTTCATGTGGCTGGACAACACCGACAACCAGCCGATGGTTCGGATTAATAACACCAGCAATCCAACACGCAATCCCAACGGGCCTGCCACAGCACAGGGTGATTTTCTTGAGCTGATGACGAATCTCGCTACCAGAATGCGGTTGCGGCACGACTATGTATGGGAAATGGCAAACGCGGTGTTCACGGTCGTAGGAACCAATTCAAAGGGCATGAGCGTTCAGACTCCAGCTCCTAATGCCAACAGCACGCTCGAAGTTATTCGACAGCACGCGGCTAATGCGGGCATCGCCCTCGATGTAAAAAACTCGGGTGGAACAGGCATAAAGCTAACCCAGACCGGGCCTGGTATTCCGATGCAAATTTCTGCCGCCACCTTGGACTCCGACGGGTTTTACGCAGGCCAGGTTTTCGGCTGGGATTTCGGCTTAAACATTACAACCGAAGAAGACGGAGGGAACACTGTCTTTATCGACAAAAAAGGCTTGTCGAGTTCCCCTGTTGTAGTCATTCGGAACCGGGGAACAGGTTACGGATTGACTGTTGAAGACGCGGGTGGCAATGACCTGTTTTCGATTGACTCAAGTGGAAAACCCGCCTGGCGAACGGCCTCTAACGTCCAGGCGACGGTTGGTTCCGCGGGCGCAGCTGCAGCGTTGCCAGCAAGCCCCTCAAAATATTTAAAAGTGGTGGCTGAGGACGGGCAAGTTTATGTGATACCGGCATTCTTGCCATAGGACCTACACAGAGGGCTATCAATATCTCTCTGGCCATCGATCAGTATAGTGCGGTTGGGTGTCGATGGATTCGTCTATATACTCAGGTCAGTTTATGAATCCAATAGCTTAGGGGCAGGGATGAGATTTTCGACTGTAGTTTTATGGGTATTCGCAAGCACATTTATGTTGTCTGCCTGCGGCGGCGGAGGTAGCGGTGACTCTACCTCTGAGTTGGAAAAGGTTGATGATTCAGAGCGAGGCGGCCAAGAGAGCACTTCAATAGGACTGAAGTTGGACTTTGATACTCCTGCCGAGCTAGTAGCAGACTTAGGTCAGTTTTTGATTGAAAGTGCTTCTGAAAATAATATTCGATTTGACAGCTCAGAGGGGAACATCTGCGATCCGACCTTGTATGACAGAAAAGTAGATAATTTTAACTTCGACAGCCTTTATCGAGTAACAGTCAATAACCGGGATTATTTTTTCCGCCATGGCTGGCAGCGATGTGGAGATGAGTCTTCAGAATTGCTTTATGTTAATTGGGCAAATGGATCTGTGGCGCCGCCAGGGCAGTGGGAAGTCTCAGTCGTTCAGAAGGATATAGATCAAGATGGCACTTCAACCCTAGTCACAGTTGGAGACAGCATTACATGGTGGGGTCATGGTCAGTCACTCCGCGCCCGGCTTGATCGACTTAAGCCAAGCTTTATCTTCACCGGTTCCAGAACTGATGGTTACGGCTACGGTCATGATGGAGAGGGCGGAGATAACACAGAGAAGGTTATAGATAGGCTCGATGGTATCCCGGCGGCAGACTATTACCTTCTTCATATCGGCACTAATGACCGTGGAGACATTGAGGAAACCAAAGACAATATAAAGTTTATCGCCTCATCTTTACTTCAAAAGCAGTCAAACTCCGTTGTATATCTGGCAACTATTCTGCCTAGATCCGATGAGATAGACGCTCGAAATGCAAGCGTTAATTCTGAACTAAGGTCATGGTCTCAAACGCAGCCAAATGTCATGCTGGTCGACTTGGAGAGCGAGTTCCGAGCCGTTGCAAACTGGGAAAGTTACCTTCCGGATGGCATCCATCCCAACGCAGAGGGCTATAAAATTATTGCTCAGATCCTATCCGAGCGGCTTTAAGGCTTACGTTGAGTTTTCTAAATATAAGCTGCTATAAATGAAAGTCCGGTGGCTCAAGCTTTGCCACCGGAATTCCCCCTCAAAAACTCATCTTGGCTTCAGAAGCCCGGCTTCCCCAATAGCACCTCAACCTTGCCAATTTTGTTAGCCCTTTGCATACAAAGCCGCTTGCTGGCAGCCACTGGCTCAAGGTTCATCATGGCAGTTATTACCATGTGAACCACACCAGGAGGCGTCATGCCCGACCAATACCACCACGGCGTCCGGGTGCTTGAGATTAACGAAGGCACCCGTACCATTCGCACTGTTTCCACCGCCGTTATCGGCCTGGTAGCGACAGCCCCCGAAGCCCTGCCTGGCGTGGCGGCTGAAGCCGTTGTTCCGGCCATTGCCAACAATGCTGATGTGCTGATCACTGCAGCGGCCGTAGGTACCGCCGGCAACCAGATCCGCGTCCGCTACGTTGATCCAGCGGCGAATTCCGAATCTTTGGCGGTTAGTGTCAGCGGCAACGACATCACCGTAACCCTGGCAACTGATGCCTCCGGAGAGATCACTAGCACCGCCAACCAGGTGGTCACCGCCATCAACGGCAGCGCCGAGGCATCCGCGCTGGTCACCGCGGCCAACGATGCCGGCAACGATGGTTCCGGCCTGGTCAATGCCGTGGACTTCACCACACTGGCCGGTGGCGAGAACGAGCCCTTCCCGCTGAATACCCCGGTTCTGGTCACCCGAATTGACGAAGCGATCGGCAATGCCGGTACAACCGGAACCCTGCCCAAGGCACTGGATGCGATCGGTGACCAAACCTCACCGGTCATGGTTGTCGTTCGGGTTGCTGAGGGCGAGACTGAGCAAGACACCGAAGCCAACGTGATCGGCACTACTAATGCCCAGGGCAAGAAAACGGGCATGAAGGCACTGCTGGCCGCCGAGCAGAACCTAGGCGTAAAACCCCGCATTCTGGG